CACGCTTTTGAAGATGGTTGGTACTATTGGGACGATAAGACCGAAACATGGCGTTATACCCACGGTATCAAAGCCACAATGCCAATGTATAATGCGGAACAACAGATTATTCAACAGTATGTAAAGATTGCGAGGGAGGTATTCGGTGGAAAATGAGTTAAATAGTTGGGCACTTGATTTTGAAGATACCGTTTACCGATTGCTGAAAGTTTACATGGAAAGCAAAGAAATCGGAATCAAGGTAACGCAGGACGAGGAATCGAACGGAACACCTGTTTTTCCAACACTTCTTATACAACAGATTGGATTTACAGAAGCCGGGAGAGATACAGAGTCTTATTTTATTAACGCAATTCGCCCAACATTTCAAATTACAATAACAAATAAAGGAAGAAGGGAAAAGATTAAGGACATTGCAGAGTATGCAGTGTCCTTTTTTAAATCAAAAAATTTTGATGTTTCAAATGCTGTGTTCACGATTTCCAAGCAAGTGCGCACGGCAACTTTTCGCGTATCGCGAATTATTGGAGCGTATGAAAATTTAGCATAGCCGCAAGGCAGAAAGGAAGCAGAAAATCATGGCATCAACAAGTTATAAGTCGCGTGTGATTATTAAAGAGCACACAGCGGAACAAGCCGACTTTGCAGGGACTTACAACCTTTTACTTGCTGCAAAGTCTATTCCATCTCCGGCATCTCCACCAAACACGGTTGAGTCAACCACGATGGAAGACCCACAGCAGACATTTGAGAAAGGTATTAAGACAGCGGATTCCCGGGAAATCACCGGAAACCTTGCAAAAGAATATCTGGAAAACATCGAAAAGCTGGGAGATAAAAAGGTTGACATTATCCACCTGTACGGCACAGATGGAATCGGTGGCGTTGCAAAATACGCATACACCGGAACTGTTACCGCGACACCGAATGATGTAGGCGGTGTAGATGAAATCCTTGAAATGACCGCAACCGTTATCCCAAGTACGGCATCGGAACTCGTTACCGACAAGCTGAAAGTCGTTGATAACAACGATGGAACATTCACTGTAACAGTGGTGGGGTAAAAAGCCTATCGGACGAGCAATCGACCGCACCGGTAGGCGAGGATGAACGGTCGATAGCAGAACTTGAAGCAATAAGATAAGCAACAATGGGGCGGTGGCAACACTGCCCCTTGCCAATATAGGGCAGAAAGGCAAGGTAAAACATGAAAGTTAAATTAGGTGGAAAAGAATATACAATTCAGTTTGCAACAAGACCATCATTAAAAGCACATATCTTACAGGATATTATGAAGACGCAGGACATGGAAGATATTTCCTCTATGGAAGATATTCTTCTTGAAACGCTTCCCAAGACGCTTCTTGTAGGATTGCAGATGCATCACAATGAAGAATTTGGATATGATTACAAAACAAACGAAGGCTACGATGAGCAGCTTGAGAAGGTGTCTGACATTCTCTATGATGCGATTGATACAAACGAGATAAACTGCATGGATTTATTCGCTGATATGCAGGAGGAAATGATGACAAACGGTTTTTTAGCGCAGATGATGGAGTCGTTGGAGAGAGCGCAGGAGCAGGAGAAAGAGAAGAAAAAGACCCCATCCAAAGCGAAAACCAAGAATTAACATGGGAATATTACGTTGCGGAAATCCGTCCGTTTTACCTTGTGGTAACGAAAGGCTACGGATTTTCCGTTGATGATATAGATATGATGAATCCAGAGTTGCTTAAGCCTTATGTGGATGCATACAAGGCAGAATGGAAGCAACGCGATGTGGAAATGTATATGTGGTTCGGCAGATATGCAACGTCAGCGCTTGTGACAGCAATAGACACGACATTCGGCAATGGTAATAGCAAGTACGTGAAAGAAACTTGCTATGATTCTATTGAAAAGCAGAATACGGACGATCCCGATGCAGAGATACGAGAAATGCTTAAGGCGGAAGAAGCATGGGCGGCTGAATCAAGGAAATCACATTTACCAAAGCCAAAGATAGTTTAAGAAAAGAGGTATTGCTATGGCAGTAATTATCGGAAGTGCGCGGCACGATGAACACGGCAACTGCTATTCTGGTGGAAAAGCTGGAGACCAGACCGGGCAGGAAGTGTCTACGCAGAAGTTTTACAACCATTCTAAGGGATGGTACGTGCTAAGGGCGAAGGACGATAGGGTTGCGGAGAAGTTAGCCGAAGCTATGCAGATTGCATCTGACAATAAAAATATCGGCTATGACCAATCAGAACGCTACGGAGTCATTAAACATGGCATTAACACAAAGGTTAAGACTGAATGCGATTGTTCTTCTCTTGTACGTGCCTGTATTATCTATGCATCCGGCAAGGATGTGGGAGATTTCAATACATCAAATGAACGACCGGTAATTTTGAAATCCGGTTTGTTTGATGATATGGGTTCTTATCATGCCGGGTTTATTCTTCGCAACGGAGATATTCTTGTGACACGCATAAAAGGGCACACAGTTATTGTTGTAAAAGGCGCAAAGAAATGCAAAACCAAGTATTATCCGAAGTATACCGGAAATTCCGGTTCAATAGTCGAAGCATTAAAAGCGGTTGGGGAAGATGATGTGTCGAAAGAACATCGTGCGGAAATCGCAAAAAAGAACGGATTTTCCAATTTTAAGTTTACATCGGAGGAAAATTCAAAGATGCTTTCTCTTCTGAAAAAGGGAAAACTGAAAAAGTAATTCAAGGGCGGTAAGGGTCAAATCTTACCGCCCTTTTAACCGGCTATCAATGTGGAAGATAGCCGCTAACCTAAAAAAGTTATAGGAAGTTGGTGGATAAATGGAATTAGAGCCTCTTGAAATAAAAATTCAAGCACAGGCACAACAGGCAAGCGGCCAGATAGATGCGCTTGTGACAAGACTTGGGCGATTATCTTCCGCGCTTTCAGGGCTTAACACCGGGAATCTGAATAGTCTTTCCACAGGGGTAAGCCGACTTGCAGGGGCAATGACGGCAATGCGTGGAATTGATACACGGACTTTTTCTGCGGTTGCAAGAAATGTAAGCAAATTAGGCTCTATCAACAGCAAGCAGATTAATGCTGCGGCTGGTTCTATGCGTCAGATTTCCAATGCATTAAAAGGGATTTCTGGAATGTCGGCATCCGTTAAGGGTCTGACCGACCTTGCATCTGCAATCAAACAGCTTGGCTACCAGAGTTCCACCAAGGCAATTGAAAATATCCCGAAACTTGCCACGGCAATGCGACAGCTTATGTCCGAACTGTCGAAAGCCCCTAGTGTAAGCCGGAATATTATTGACATGACAAACGCATTGGCAAAATTATCACGTACAGGCGGAGCGGCAGGAACTGCGGCAAAAGGCATCACAAGCTCATTTAGCGGATTTAGTTCCGGTGCTTCTGCGGTTACTAAGAAGTCGTTTTCCCTTGCGTCTGCAATCGGAAAAGTGTATGCAACGTATTGGGCTTTATTCCGAGGATTTAGGCTACTTGGAGACGCTATTGACATATCATCCTCACTGACAGAGGTTGAGAACGTTGTAAGGCAGACATTCGGGCAGTATGAAAGCCTAATTAACAATTTCGCAAAAACATCAATTGAAAAATTCGGTATGTCCGAATTGTCCGCGAAACAGTTTGCAAGCCGTTTCCAAGCAATGGGAACCGCCCTTGATATTCCACAGGGGAAAATGGCAAATATGTCTATCCGGTTGACAGAATTAGCCGGAGATATGGCTTCATTCTATGATGTGAGTCAAGAAGATATTGCCAAGAGTCTGCAATCTGTATTTTCCGGTACTACGGCACCTATGCGGCGTTATGGTATCGACTTGACACAGGCAACATTAAAGGAATGGGCGTTAAAGCAAGGGCTTGATGCGAACATTTCTTCAATGACGCAGGCTGAAAAAGCCATGTTGCGTTATCAGTATGTGCTTGCGCATACAACCAATATCACCGGAGATTTCGCACGTACAGCCGATACATGGCATAACCAGATAACCATGCTTAAAGAGAACTTCAAAGCACTTGGAGCGGTTGTTGGTGGTGGTTTAATCAATGCATTCAAGCCATTTATCAAGGTACTTAATTCAGTTCTGCAAAAGGTTATTTCCTTCGCAGAGATGGTAACAAATGCTTTAGGTTCTATCTTCGGATGGAAGTATGAAGCAAGCAAAGGGGCAGGAATCAGCGGTCTTGCTGATGATATTGGAAGCGCATCTGACGGCATGGACGATTTAAGCAATGCCGCAGGAAACGCAGGGAAAAACACGGGTGGTATCGCAAAAAATGCCAAGAAAGCAAAAAAGGAAATCCAACAGGCAACTCGTGCATTTGATGAATTAAAGGTTATTTCAAAACAAAGTAAAGATAATACTTCCGGTTCCGGGAATAAAGGTTCTGGTTCTGGATCTGGTTCAGGTGCTGGTGGCGGCACCGGTGCTGATGGTGGATTAGTTCAGACGGACACCATCTTTAAGAAATTCAAAAGCAAAATCAAAGACCTTGAACAGTTGGGAGAGTCTATTTCCGGTGCGTTAATTAACGCAATGAAAAAAATTAAATGGGAAAAAGTGTATGCAAAAGCTGAAGGTTTTGGAAGGGGATTAGCCAAATTCCTTAACGGACTATTTAAAGGGCAAAAAGGAACAACGCTTTTCGGAGAAACCGGAAAACTGATCGCAAATTCATTAAACACGGTGCTTCATGGATTGGATTCGTTTGGAACGACATTTAATTGGAAGCAATTTGGAAATTCAATCGCAGACGGAATAAACAAGTTTTTCCAAAACTTTGACTTTGCATTATTGGCTAAAACGCTTAATTCGTGGGCGCAGGGCGCGTTTGATACAGTTACGACAGCATTAAGTAAAATTTCATGGAAGGATGTATGGAACGGAGCAAAGGAGTTTTTAAGCAACCTAGATGTAAAAACAGTTGGAATCATAATCGGTGCGCTGACAATCAAAAAAATTCTTGGATTACATCTTGCAAAAACCGCACTTGATATAATCGGAACTTCCATTTCAAAAGAAATAGCTGGTTCACTTGCATCAAGGCTTGGCGTTGAAATTGCGGCAAATGAGGGAATCTCGGCAGTATTGTCTACCGCTTTGTCAAAAAAAATAGGTGGGGCGTTTGCTACACTTGGAACAACTGTTTCAGCTGGTGTCAAAGCTTTATTCGGTAGCGGTGCGGCAGAGAGCGCACTTTCTTTTATCAGCCCGGTAGCAAAAGCTATAACCGGGATTGGCTCTGTTGCGATTGGCGCATTTACTGCAATATCAAACTTTGTGACCATGTTAAAGAACGGATTCAGTTGGCTTAATGAAGCACTTATGCTTGTCGGAGTTACGATTACGGCAGTCGGAGCGGTTATTTTAGGGGTAGCGGCAGCACCTGCAGCGATTACCGCAGGAATAGTAGCCGGTGTTGCAACGGCGGCTGTAGTAGTCAAGGATCATTGGAAAGAAATAAAAGGAATTTTCTCAAAAGCAGGAGATTGGTTTAATACTAATGTGATTAAGCCAATAAGCGGTTTTTTTAAGGGATTATGGGAATCTGTTTCCGGTTTTTTCTCTTCTTTATGGAAAGATATATCCGGTGTATGGAAAACAGTTTCTGGATGGTTCAATACTAATGTTATAACTCCTATTGTTTCATTTTTCCAAGGATTTTCGAAAAGAGTTGGTCAAATCTTTGAAGGATTGTGGATCATTGTCAAGGCTGTATGGATTGTTGTTTCTGATTGGTTTAAATCAAAGGTAATAGAGCCAATAAAGAAGAATTTTGAATTATTGAAATCGGCAGTATCAACTGCATTCAAGGTTCTATGGACAACTGTAAAATCGGTATGGGCGGTGGTTTCCGGTTGGTTTAAGGAGCATGTTACAACACCTATCAAGAATGCTTTTAGCTCAGCAAAAGAATCTATTCAGAAAGATTTTAGCGCGGCAAAGACAGCGGTAACCGGGGCGTGGAATAGTGTTTCTAGTTGGTTTAAAGAACATGTAACCACCCCGATAAAAAATGCTTTCTCGAAGATGAAAGAAAGTGTAGCTGAAATATTCAGCAAATTATGGAATAGCGTGAAAAGTGGTGTTGCCGGGGCAATGAACACCGTAATTTCAAGAATTGAAACAGCAATAAATTCATTGATCGGTGGAGTGAATACCGTTTTGAGAGGGTTCAACAGTGTTGTTTCTGCGGCGGCTAAAGTAGCAAAGGTAAAGTGGAGCGGAGTCGATCTTGTGCCGAAAGTGAGCCTACCTAAAGTAAAGGCTTATGCAACGGGCGGTTTTATGGATAAATATAGCATAGCAACAGTTGGAGAAAATGGACTTCCGGAAATTATGGGAACAGTCGGAGGTAAGCCAGCGGTCGCAGGAAGCCAAGAAATTACCGGAATCAAAGATGCTATCAATTCAACATCTGCGCAAGAGGTTTCCTTACTGCGACAACAAAATCAGTTATTACAAGCTATTTTACAGAAAAATTTCGGAATTACTACAAACGACATAGGAAAAGCTGCAAGGGATTATGGTAGAGAACATTACAATCGAACCGGAGACAATGTATATGTTTTTTAGTGACTTCTATAATAGAACGTGATATAATTCTAAATAAATCATATCACAAGAAAGGAGTCATTATGAGAAACACAAAAAAATTATTAGTAGCGATGGGATTGGCATTTGCCGTTTTGATTTCGGCTATGCCAATCCAAAATGCAGATGGGGAACAGATTGTTGCACAGGCGGCAACTATCAAATTAAGCAGAAAGACTCTTAATTTAAAAATTGGAGAATCCGCAACATTAAAGATAAGCGGAATGAGGAAAACTGCTAAATGGAGTAGTGGCAATAAATATGTTGCTTCTGTAAACAAGTCTGGAAAAGTTCTGGCGGTTGGAGAAGGAACAACGTACGTAAAAGCAAAAATTGCAAAGAAAACGCTTTCTTGCAAAGTTACCGTCACTTCTTCCTTTAATGCGAACAAGGTAAAGAAAAACATCTCAATTGAATACCAAGATAGTGGTCATGGAGTTGTTGCTATCTTGAAAAACAACAACAAGGTAAATGTTGATCTGGACGCAAAACTTGTATACTACAAAAACGGTAAAATGCTGGATAGCAAAAGCGATTGTAACAGAGCTTTTGAATCCGGTAAGGAATGTGTTCTTTATTTTGACGCACCGAGCGATTCTGATTATAACGATGTTTCTTATGATAACTATAAAATGTCGTTGAGTGTTGATGAAGCAACAAATGCTGTTTGTGATGTTCGCAATATAATGGTTCAATCGGACATTGGAGCAGATAATGTTACGGTTGAAGCTACAAACGATTCCGGAAAAGATTTTTCATTTGTGAAAATTTCTTGCGTAATGTATGATGCATCTGGCAACTTGATCAAATATGATTATCATTATGCAGAATGTGAAAAGAATGGAGATACAGATTATTTTTCATTTAGTTTTCCGTACGATTCAAATTACGATACGATCTATCCGAGCAGCTATAAGATATATGTTGATGAAGCATATACATATACTTGGTTACAGTAAAGATTAAAAAAAATAAACAACACTTAAGCCGTGGAAACACGGCTTATTTTATTAGCATCTACCAAACGGTAGGTGCTATTTTTATACCCATTTTTAGGAGGTAAACGATGGGATATGGCGGATATTTAGTAAAGTTTGGGAATTATACCATTCCGAACAGTTTAATAAAGCAGGACACGTTTAGTTCCTATGTAAATATGCAGGACAAAGACCCTTGGACTGACGAAAACGGATATGAGCATCGTGATGCCGTGGAACTGAAAGCCTTAAAGGTTGAGTTTGAAACCAAAGCCATGCTGACCGAAAAGCAGTTTGATGATTTTTGGAAGAATATTGAAAAGAACTATACCAAGGCAAAGGAGCGCGGTGGCTATATCACGGCATATGTGCCGGAGAAACGCGGATATGTGACACAGTACGGATATATCGCTGATATTCAGCCTACGTTCTATTCTGTGGCAAATGGGAAGATTAAGTATGACGCAATCAAGTTTTCATTTATAGGCGGTGTGTATGATAAATAGTAGTTTGAAAGAAAAGTATTGGGATTCCTCGACAGATAAACAGATGGTCATATCTGTTGTTGGAACGAACCAGAAGATAGACAATTCGATGCTTGAAATCGGTACGTTCGCTCTCGAAGAAAGCCTTTGTTCGGAGTCTGAATTAAAGTTTGGAGCGTGCGAAGCGAATTGCGTAAAATTCACGGCACGAAACACCGCAGGAAACATTATTGGAAAGACAATCTCTATCGAAGAAACAATTGAAGGAGATAGCGAAAATCCTATGCCATACGGAGTTTTTAAGGTGGCATCCGATGTTCCTACGGCTGACCGTACAAAACGGCAGATTACGGCATATGACGCTATGTATGACATTATCAATACAGATGTAAAGTCTTGGTATGCAGGACTTAGCTTTCCAATGACATTAAAGCAGTTCCGTGATAGCTTCTTTGCGCATCTTGGAATCGCGCAAGTTGAAACAAGCCTTGTCAATGATTCCATGACGGTCAATAAGACGATTGTAGCAACACAGACGGACGATTCAAGCGCGGTCACAGAAGAGTCCGCTATCAGTGGGAAAACCGTTGTAACGGCAATCTGTGAGATTAACGGATGCTTTGGTAATATCAACCGAGAGGGCAAGTTTGAGTATGTCTTTCTGAAAGCAATCACAAGCGCACTTTATCCGGCAGAAGATTTGTTTCCGGCAGACAACGTATTTCCGTCTGACGCAAACACAGAGTCCATGACCGGACACTACATCACGTTTGATTACGAGGACTTCCAAAGCAAGGCAATTACACAGCTTGAAATCAAGACAAGCGAAGATAATGCCGGTGCTATTGTTGGAACTGCCGGAAACAACTATTCGATTACAGGAAACTTTCTTGTATCAGACAAGACCGGAGCGGAACTTGAACAGATTGCAAATAACCTATTGCCGATCATGAAACAGGCGGCATACACACCGATTAAAAGTTGCACTTGCGTCGGAAATCCATGCCTGACACTTGGGGAACCTATCCGGTTCAATACCACAAGAGAGATTGTTGAAACGTATTTATTGCAACGTACCCTAACCGGAGTACAAAGCAAGAGAGATTCGATTTCGGCACAGGGCACGCAGACACACTCTGCAAAGGTTAATTCTATCAGAGACACGATTGAAAGCGTTGAAAGACGTACCGGAAAGCTAGAGAGGAACGCAGACCATCTGTTATCAACATACGAGGATTTGGAGCAACAGACAAGCTCTAAATTTGAGCAGACCGCAAAGAGCATTTCCGCAGAAGTCAATCGAGCACAAAAAGCAGAAGGCGAATTGGATGCGTCCTTGGAATTAAAGTTAGGCAGAGATGAGAACGATCAAGTTATTTCGATGATCAATGCAAGCGCTGACCAGATTATGCTTCGTGGAAACAGGCTCATAATTGAAAGTAATAACTTCCAGCTTGACGGGAATGGACGAGTGTCAATTATTGATTCTCTGAATTTTATTGCAACGTCTCTTGGCGATGACATTGTAATTATTGGACTCGATGCAAGAGGAAGGCCAATGCTGCAAAACATACGCATTGACCTAAACTCTGTAACAGATCAAAATGGGGAAGCCATAGGGGATCATGCAAGTACGGCTGATCATGCGACAACCGCAGACTCTGCAACAACTGCAGAAAGTGCAAGGCAGTGTATAATGGCATCAACCGCGCATTATTTGCAAGGTATTGGACTATCCGATTATGTACGAATTTCAGACAACGGAAATTTAATCCCAAGTTCTAGTTCTGTGTACTGTGGAACTAACCCCAATCCATTTGCCGGAGGGTATTCTTCCGGTGGTTGGAAAACAACGTCTGATGGCAGAAAGAAAAAGGATTTTCGAAAACTGTTAGAGGATGATCGGTTTGAGAGATTTTTTGAGTTGCTGCAACCGATGGAATATCGGCTCATAGAAAATGATGAGAAAATGCACATGGGATTTGTTGCGCAGGATGTTGAACAGGCAATGACGGATTGTGACATATCTGAAAATGAGTTTTACGGACTGGAACATGCGGTATTCTCCGAAAAAGATTTTGAATCTAACGAGGAATGGGAAAAATTCTTAAAGCAGAATGGTGGAGCAAATGATATGTATACATTGTGCTATCAAGAGTTTATTGCGCTTAACACTGCCATGATACAGAAACTGCAGAACAGGTGTAACGATTTTGAACACAGACTATCCGCATTAGAAAGGAAGTGATTAGATGGCATATCAGAAAATCTATAGCCGCGAATATTGGGAGAACCTTCCAAGCGAAAAGACCGCAATTAATCGAAATAGGCTGAACAACATAGAGGGCGGCATTGATGCAATCGACGATCGTGTGTGCGCACTCGACACCACGAAAGTTGACTTGACCAAAGCTAACGAACTTGTAAAGGAAATCCTTTGGGATGAATCCAACGGAACGCTGACGGTCGTTAAGATGAATGGTTCCAAGGCGGTCATTGATACCAAGTTGGAGAAGCTGGCAGTCAACTTCAAGTATGATCCGGAAAGTCAGCAGTTGGTAATCACGCTTGACGATGGCACAGTGCAGAATGTGGACTTATCATCTCTGATTACAGAGTATGAATTTCTCGATTCTGATACAATCGCATTTGCAATCGGCAGTGACGGTAAGGTGTCCGCAATCGTGAAAGAGGGAAGTATCCAAGAAAAGCATCTGCGCCCAGATTATCTTGCAGATATTAAAGTGGAATCTGCCAAGGCGGTAGCATCTGCCAAAAGCGCAGGGGTGTCCGAAACCAACGCGGCAAAATCTGCCACAGACGCAAAGGACAGCGCGGACAGGGCACAGGGAATCGAAAACGAGATTAACAAGAAACTCACAATGACAGAATTTGATGTGAATGAGGATGGAGAGTTGATTTACACGGACAATTCTGCTTATAACTTTGTCGTTGACAATGACGGAAATTTAAATTGGGAGGTGGCTTAGAATGGCTATAGCAGGAAGAGTAGCAATTGTACCAAAAGGTGATTGGAGCGCAAATGCTACATATAAGAGATTGGATGCAGTGACTTATAACAATACGCTTTATTTCGCAAAAAAGGAAGTTCCAGCAGGAACGGCAACGAGCAATACAGAGTATTGGTCTAAGTCTATCGTGGGCGGTGCTGGTGCAATCGCAACGAAAGAGGATGCCGGGATTGTGAAACCGACAGACGGACTTTCGATTGCAGAAGATGGAACGCTTAAAGTTAACATTGATGGCGCAACGCTTACAATGGATCAGGTCAACAATGTTATAAAGTTGTCTGATACATTAAAAGATAAAATTAACGGTGCATTTCCAGCGGCGAACTTAATCAACAACCTTACAACCACAGAAGCCGGATTTGGTTTGGATGCCCGGCAGGGAAAGGCACTGGACGATAAAATTACTGAAATAAACGGCAGTTTAAATAATAGACTTGCTGTTCCTACACTTGTCACAACCGATACAACGACATTATCTGATATAAAAAATTATATAAACGCAAATATGAACACAGGTTTATCATATATGCAAATTTTTGATGCAAAATGTAAATTCTTTAATACAAGTGGTAATTGGCTTATAATGGCTTTTGCGCAAGATCGAGTTAGTGGTTGTTTACTTGCAGTAAATCATTGGAGTGGTGAAGTAAAAATTATATCTGCATACGCAGATCCTTCTGGTAATAAAAAGCTTAAAATAAGTAACGTTACTATAACAGATACAAAAGATGTTTAATTTTATTCTGCTGTTAAATATATGAAACTAAAATAATAATTACCAGATTCAAATAAATCTCGTAATACCATACTACTACTATTTGTGTTATCACCAATATATAAATACCATTGACCTGTTTTCCCATTCATGTTTGTTTGGTTAATGCCACGAAACATTTTTTTGGGTAAATTCACAATCTGCACATATCCACCAGGAGTATTTTCTAATAATTCAATGCGTATAGAGCAAATCATTAAAGATCCATATTGCATTGCGTTTTCCTCTTCGAATTTTACCTTGTCAGCAAAATCGGTTCTTGGGCAATATGGTGTCCACGGAACATCTTTAATTTTTAAACTGCCGTTTAAGAAAATATATCGAACAAATATTCGAACGTAACTTATAAACCATTTTTATTATAGAAAGGAATTAAAAACATGGATAAAATAATTTTGAAAAACAAAACAGAGTTCGAGATTGCCGATGGTGCAAGCCTTGGCAACATCCAGATCAAGGCAGAAAATTTCGAAGCCGTCAAGACCATCACGGACGCTTTTGCAGAGAACAACCTTGCGGAAGTAACATTTACACACAACGATGCAGTGTCGGGGAAATATACCGATCTGAAATCCGACGGGTTTACGTATATGCCGAACGTGGGAGAGGATGGCGCAGAGGATGGTACATACGCAGTAACAGTAAGACTTAGAACAAAGACTGAAATGGAAAAGGCAATTGATGAGCTTAAAGCAGGACACGAAGCAAACGCAGAAGCAATCGAAGAATTGGCAAGCATTACCGCAGAAAGTGAGGTGTAGGATATGGTTAAATTCTACGTGAGACGTATTCTTGTAGAAAAGAAAATGACCATTGATGAAGTGCCGATGCGTTGGCGCGCAAAAGTGCAAGAAGAGATTGAGAAACAGCTTTCCGCTTCTCTGCAATGACATTTTCTGTCGAAATTTGCGACCGAAAAATGTTGAAATCATGCATATTACAGTGATACTATGGACTTGTCCGAAAGGACACTTCAAGTTCTGGCATGGGTGGGGTTTGGCATGGCTCCGCCCATAATTGGGGATTGACTATGCCGAACATACGTTCTATAATATCCGTATCGCTACATAGGGCACATGATTGGGGGTTTTGAGGTTGGGAAAAGAATACTACAAAAATGAAATCATTGAATTGATTGAAAAATGCGACAATTTGCATTGGTTAAAAACCATATATGCATACATAAGCAACTTATTAAAATAGGAAAAGAGCCAAGGGTCTGCGCATTGCCCTTGGCTCTTTTTTACTTTTTGTCTGAAATCATATCTACTAAATTTTCTAAGGCTGTCCAATCGCTTTCGCTTAATTTGCACAGTGCAGAAACAAGTCGATACTTAAAGTTTTCATCACCTAATCTTTGGATTTCTCCAAGCATTGCTGAAATCTGTTCGTCTTTTGATAATTCAACAAACATTTCTCCGTTTCCGATGCGAAGCCAATCTTCATTGACATTAAACTCTTGACAAATCAATTTAACAGTTTGTTCTGATGGAGAATTTTCTCCGCTTTCCATTTTGCATACAGCAGATCGTGAGACTAAAATTTTTTCTGCAAATTCGGTTTGGCTTAATTTTGCTGATAACCGAACTTGCTTTATTCGCTCATTCATCCTTTACCCTCCTTTCACAATTATATTAACATTAAATGTTCATTAAGTCAACAAAAACTATTGACAATGTATATTTAATGTGCTATTGTATGTACATCAAATGAACAGGAAAGAGGTGAGAACATGAAAGAGATTAAATCAGCAAATGACATAATTGTTGTTCCGGTTTCCTATTTTAATGGAATGGAAAAGGAATTGCAGAAGATTTTAAACAAAGTGGAAATTCACGATATGGATGTCATGGAACAGGTTCTCCATATGCGGAAGTGGCTGAAAACCAAAACCGTATATGAAGAAACAAAGAGATTGTATCCTAATCTCCGTTTGGAAAATATTCATTTGCTTTTACCACAAGAAGAAGAGAGTTCTTGTGAGTGTACTGATAAAACAGGCAGTGAATAGATTCTGCTGTTGTGTCGCATAGCGGATTTCCAAACGTTTCAGGAACATTTAGTTCCCAACAGAAATTATTTATATTTGCGAACGTTATATCGTTTTCAGTTAATATCTCTGCCATTTTTTCTCGGTCGCAGGATATTGTAGAAAAATCGCAAAACAAAAAGTATTTCAAATTGTATCACCTCCCTTATTTGATGATAAGGGAATTATATCACAGAAAGGAAGTGAAAGTATGGATAATTTGGTACACATTGGAAATGCAGACATTTCCATCAAAGAGTACAAAGGGGAAAGAGTGGTCACATTTAAGGACATTGACATGGTACATGAAAGACCAGACGGAACAGCGAGAAAAATATTTAACGACAATAAGAAACACTTTATTTTAGGAGAAGATTACTTCGTCCGAAATTCGGATGAAGCCAAGGGGGAATTTGGTGTAACTTCTCCGAACGGAATGTATCTTATCACAGAACAGGGCTATCTGATGTTGGTCAAGTCATTTACGGATGATTTGGCATGGGAAGTACAAAAGAAATTAGCTTCTTCCTATTTTAATGTATATTTTCGGATGCGACTTGAACATTGCAGCAGAGTACGAAATCAGATATTGCGCATGAAAGGAAGTGATTGAATGAGCGAAAAGGAAAAGAGAGTTGTCGAAAAACTTCGTGATGCCATTCCGAATATGACAGATTTTCAGAAAGGATATGTCCTTGGAATGGTAGAGAGTTCTGCTTCGAAACATAGTGAGCAGGGCGAGGAAAACGAAACGCATAATGGAAGGGAGAATTGAAATGAGCAATTTTGAATTTCAGAAAGTTAATTCAAGGGTAATTCGTAGCGGTGACAACTATTTGGCAAAGGTTGACTCTGCGGAAAGTTTTTCAAGCATTTTCGTTGACGAGGAAACAACATATGGGGTTTCTGTAAGAGATGCACAGATACAGACAGGAGATTCGACTTACACACCTGCAATGGCTTTTACATATTCCGTGGAAGATGGTTCTGCGCGTTTTATAGATGTTGTTGCATGTCCGTTACTCGGAACGTTTGTTTCTGACTGGTACTAAATTATAAAGTGGCTGAAAGGAGCATGAATGAAAAAAGTAATCCAATTCATCATAGGTGCGGTTGCAATGGAATATTCCTTGGTTGCCGCGTGCTATATGGATAGTGAGGGCGCGGTAGGGAATATAGCGGCTATTAAATTTGTAGCCGGGGCGGTAATTGCGGCAATTATGTATTATTGGTCGGAGGTAGACCGAAAGAGAGCCGAACTTGACAAGCGAATTAAGAGAAATCGCAGAATGAGAGAGGATGCATGGTAGGCGTTGTGTATATAAGTGGCACGAGATGTTCCACGAAAGAAAAGCGTATGCTTGCTGAACTTTTGGCAGGGAAACGAAAGAAACAGGATGATAAAGATAATTTTGAAAATGTTCTTGACAGAGAAATGGAAAGGAGAAGCAATGGAGAACAAAATAACACTGATCGGTGATGTTGTATCAGCACCAAGGGAAAGCCATAAATCAAGCGGTAAGATTTTTTATAAATTTTTCATCGGAGTTGAAAGAAAAAGCGGTGTTGCAGATATTCTTCCGGTACTGTTTGACAAAGAAATCAGCGATACAGGAATTATCGGAACAGTATGTGTCAAGGGAAAGATAATTACTAGACGCGTGAGAACAGGCGCAGGAGAAGCCATTCTTATGTATGTTATGGCTGATGCAATCACGAAGCCAGAGGATGATAGCCCTTTGAATGAAGTAAGCCTTGATGGAATTATTGAGGAAAAGCAACTTAGAGAAACACCACTTGGCCGTAAAATCTGTGATGTGAAACTCAAAAACGTAAGAGAAAACGGAAAAGAGGATTTGATTACTTGCATCGTATGGGGAAAGTGTGCAGAATATACAGACTCACTTGCTTTAGGCGATAGGGTAAGCACATACGGCAGATTACAAAGCCGGAGATATAAGAAAACGTGTAAAGATGGTCACGTTATGGAAAAAGTTACATATGAGTTGTCAATAAAAGGAATCGTGGGGGTGTAGAATAATGCGAATGATTTTAAAGTCGTTACATATGGAGAATTTCAAAGGTATTAAGAGCCTTGATGTGAATTTCTCAAATAAGACAAGTATTAAAGGGCAGAATGCAGTAGGAAAGACAACGATCTTTGATGCATTTACATGGCTTCTTTTTAACAAGAACAGTGCAGGCGAGGAAAAATTCAATGTCAGACCATTGGATAAGGACGGACACCGCATTGATAACGTGGAAATCAAGGTTGTTGGTGTTATTGATATAGATGGTAAGGAAGTGGAACTTTCAAAGGTTCAGAAGCAGAATTGGGTTAAGAAGCGTGGAACCGACACCGTTACTTTGCAGGGTAATGTCAATTCATTTGAGATTGACGGTTATCCAAAGAGTGAAGCTGAATTTAAGGCTTATATTTCCGGTTTAGCACAGAGTGAGGAAATGTTTAAGATGCTGACCAATCCGCAGTATTTTTCTTCTCTGAAATGGAAAGAACAGAGAGACATTCTGATGAAACTTGTTGCAGAGGTTTCCGATGTTGAGTTGGCAAAGACAGATGCCAAGTATGCGCCGCTGATTGGAGAATTGGAGAAAGCACCATCTACAGACGATATTCGCGCCAAGTTTTCCAAGGCTTTGAGCGAGTGGAAGAAGAAACAGGCTGAAATCCCGGTGCGTATTGATGAAGCCGAGAAATCCAAGGTTGATGTGGATGTGGCAGAGCAGGAGTTGTTAAAGGCTGACCTGGAGCGGAAGATTGAAGCGGTTGACGATCGTGTGGAAAATGCCGGGACCGAGATTGACAGACTCCGTGGAAAAGAAATGCAGTTGCAATTTGATATGTCCGGCATTATGCAGGTCATGAATGACGAACTTTCCGCAAAACGTAGAGGTCTTGACAGTGCCAAGGATGATGCAACACGAGAGTTCAATGACTTACATAATCAGATTCAGTCTGCGGAAAATCAGATCAAGGCAAATGAGAAGACAATTTCCGATACAGATGCAGAGCGGAAAAATCTTGGTGTTGAATACAATGCAGAATTTTCCAAGGCATTTGATGAAATGCCATATCTCTTTGACGAATCCAAGTGGAAATTTGATGAATCTACAACGGTTTGTTCCTTATGTGGTCAGAAGTTGCCGCAGGATAAGATTGAGTCTCTTAAGGCTGATTTTGAGCAGAAAAAGGCAGATGCCAAGGCACGTGCCACCAAGCAGTTAGAGG